TTGGAACTGCTTATGATGATCAAATTGCTGTAGTATTTGGCGAACTATCAAGAAGAGAATTAGCTAGAATACCGGCAGTTAGTATTACAACACTTGAACAGTTAAAAACATTCGATATGGAGTTTTTAACACAAGGAGTGGAACAATATGCAAGACAACTTAAAAGTGCCATGGTGCGTAACCTGGTGGCTAGAGAGAGTATTGAAAACATTATTGATAACCTTACAACTACTCTTGGACCAGGAAATATAATATCTAGCAGACAATTTAATTTTTTAATTAATGAATCTTTTGCAAGGTTTCAACATACAGTAAGAGGTAATATATACGAAAATATACCTGAAGCAAAATTTACATACTCAGGACCTACTGCAGGAAACAGAAGAGATTCTTGCATTTATATATTAACTAAAGTAAAAAGATCATTAACAAGAGAAGAAATAGATAATTTAAAAGTACCACCACAAAAAGATGGATCTACTTTTGAAGGATTTATTGCAAGAGGTGGTTTTAACTGCAATCATGATTGGCTTAGAAGTGGCTAAAAAATTTAAAGTTGGTGAAATACAAGCATTGTTAAAAGCGTCTGCGAAAAAGATGAAGATTTTGGCGCAAGATGCAATTGATAGAATACAATTAGATGCCTCAGGTGGTATTTTTCAAAGTGGTAGTGAGCAAGGACCAACTGGCTTTGCAGGTAGATATAATAAACAATACGAAAAATACAAACGTAATGGCATGAGAAGATTTTCAGACAATAAAAAACTAAAAGCTTATCGTGGTAGAAGATCTACAAACACCGAAACGAGAGTTGTTAATATGAAACTCACAGGTGATACATTTCGTGGTATGACTGCAAGAGGAAAAGCAGATGTAGGTCAAATAGCGTATCGACCAGAACATACAAAATTAGTTCTAGGTAATCAAGATAGAGGATACGATATTTATAATTTATCACCAAAAAATTTGCAATATATTATTGATAGGTTTGATCAAGTAATTTTAGATCCAGCTTTAAAGAAATATATGCAAACAAAAACAACAATATAGGGAGACAGAATGTCCGAAGAAAATAAAATAGTAGAAGAACAAGCAGTAGCAGAAGCTCCTACGCCAGAAATAAATGAAGTTGGCGAGTACATTGCAGAAAGCAAAAAGTATCGTCAAAGAGCTCAAACAGCAGAGGCTGAGTTAAATGAACTCAAAGAGAATCTAAAACTTCAAGAAACAAAACGACTTGAAGAAAAAGAGGAATTTAAATCTTTGTATGAGAATATGAAAGCAGAAAACGAACAATTAAAACCTGTCGTAGAGCAATATCAGATTCAAGAACAACAAAGACGCGAACATCTGCTGTCTCAACTTTCAGAAGAAGATCAACAAATTTATGAAGACCTGCCAACAATTAAGTTGGAGAAGCACATTGAAAGATTGAGTACAAAAAAAGTGCAAGTATCTGATGCAAAAGAGGTAACAGCTAGTGGTAAATTCGCTGCCAATACTAAATGGGCAGATCTATCTACAGAAGATAGAGAACAAGCTAGAAAGAATCCTAAACTTTGGCAACAGATAGTAGAAGGTTATAAAAACAGCTAAAATTTTAAGGAGAGATAAAAAATGGCTAACGTGACTACAACAACTGCCGCAAATTTCATTCCTGAGATGTGGAGGGACGCGATTTTGGATTATGCTGAAAGAAAATTTCAGTTAAGAAATCAAGTACTTGACTTCTCAAGTATGTTAGCAGGTGGCGGTGACATATTAAACATTCCTAAAGTAGCAGAAGAAACTGCAGCAGCTAAAGCAGCTGATACAGCAGTAACTTACTCTGCAAATACTGATGGAGTAATTCAACTACCAATAGATCAACATCAATATGAAGCTAAAAGAATCGAAGACATCGTAAGAGTCCAAGAATCTGCTGACTTGTTTAATGCTCAATGGGCGACTACATAGGCGACTATGTTTTTTATGAATGAGGAATTAAGCTGGAACCCTAAACCGAAAGGCATGGGAATCAGAACCGAAGGACAATCAAAGATTGTTCAGGGGCAGAGCATAGAAGTTGAAAAGATATAATACTTCCAAGAGTCCTCATCATCTCTTGTAGATGAAAAGATATGCCGAACTTTATTGAAAAATAAAGAAGTAAGAGATAAAAAACTTTTACGATAACAAAATGTATGCAAGGTCAATGGGTTATGCTATAGCTAAAAAAGTTGAAAATTACCTAGCTGTAGATATTCTACAGGCTGCAACAGGTAATGATGTAACACTAGCTGCTGATAATGCACCTACAACTGCAGAAATCAGAACTGGTTTACAAAAACTGCTTGATGCAAACTATGACTACACAGATGGAGACACATTCTTTTATGCGTCACCAGCTTTGTACATGAATCTTATGGGCTTAGGTGACTTCACTGAAGCACAAAAAAGAGGCGATGGCGTAGGACCAAATGTTACTGGTAACATCATGAACATTTACGGTATGCCTGTATTTGCTTCAACAGACTGGGACGACGATGGTGGTACTGGCGACGAAACTGGTACTGTTTTCAATAGAAATGGTATCTACTTTGCTCAGCAAGTAGCTCCAAGGGTACAGTCCGCTTACGATATAGATCATTTAGCGACCTCAGTTGTTGCTGATGTTTTATTCGGTGCAGTATTATCACATGCTGCAAGTTCAACTGCATTGCCAGTTGTTAATTTCGTGAATCCATAATTGGGTTAGCGAGAAATGGTTAAATATGGGCCTATTTTTACATAGGCCTATATTTACCACTATTATTAATTTTTAAGGAGATCTAGATGCCATTATACGATTATAAATGCAGTTGTGGGAAACAATTTGAAACACTACAAAGCATGAATGAAGAAAAATTAGTAAAATGCAACCAAAGTATCCAAGATTGTGAAGGAAATGGAACTTTGAAAAGATTGATTGGCAAACCTGCCATATTTTCCGATGATATTGGTAGAGGTCATAAACGAATGAAAGATAAAGATTTATATAAGGAATTAGACATTGAGTAGTAATACCAATTTAGGAAATACACCTGTAAATCAGGGGTATGTTCAACTGATCCATACTGGAGAAACTGGGGGAATCGATGGTACACTTCGTACTTTATACGATGGCGATGGAACTGCATCAGATCTACAGATTGCAAGTAATAAAGTTAAAATATCTACTGAATTATATATTGGTAGCAAAACTATTACTGAATATGTACAAGATGTGGTCGGCGATATGTTTGATACCAATGGTAGTCATACAAACATTACTGCTACCTATGATGACAATGGCGATGGGGCTATTGATTTAGTAGCTACTGGTGCAATATCAGGAATTACTGGTGGCACAGGAATTAATGCAACTGGAAGTGGAAATATTACCATAGCAATCGATTCTACTGTTGCTACTCTTACAGGCACACAAACCTTAACTAACAAAACCTTAGCAAGTCCAACTTTTACAGGCACAGCAAATGGTGCTAATTTAACTCTTACTGGAGACTTAACAGTTAGTGGAGATACCATATTTACTAATTCTAATACAGTATTGATTGGTGATGCAATTTTAACTTTGAATGCAGATGAAACAGGAAGTCCGACACAGAATGCAGGATTTGAAGTAGAACGAGGAACTTCTACTAATAAAACTTTTATATGGAATGAAACAGATGACAAATGGACTATCGGAAGTGAAACCTTTGTAGCAAGTACAGTAGAAGCAAACCTAACTGGAAATGTTACAGGTAGTGCAAGTCTTAATTTATTAAAATCAAGCAATTTATCAGACTTAGCAAATGTAGCAACTGCAAGAACAAACTTAGGTGTAGACCCTGCAGGAACAGATAACTCAACTAATGTAACCTTAGTAACGACATCATACGATTATTTATCTTTATCAGGACAAGCAATTACATTAGGACAGATTGATATATCTGACGATACCAACTTAGTAGGTGGAACTGGAATCACATTAACTGGAGATTCATTATCAGTTTCTGCTTCACAAACAAGTATCACTTCTATATACAATTCTGCTTTACAAATTGGTAGTGCTTCAGATGAACAAAGAATAGATTTTGGTACTACAGATCAAATACGATTAGGAAGTTCTACACAAAACACAGTTAAGATTAAAACAGATCCATTAGGTTCTGCACAAGATGAAGTAATTATTGGAGATGGCACAGCAGATGTAGACTTCGTTGTAGATGGCTCAAGTGGTAGCACGATATTTAAAGTAGATGCAGGAACAGGCAATACTGCAGTTACAGGCGATTTAAGTATTTCAGGAAATTTCAATCCTGCTACAATAACTGCTTCAACATCAGTTAGAACTCCTTTAATAGAATTTACAGATGGAGATGATGCAATTACGATTGCAAATGGTGGAGGAATGACTTTTGCTAAAGGATTTACTGTAACATCAGGGGCTTCTTCTTTTGGTGCAAATGTAGCTATAAAAAATACAGGTGGCACAACATTACAATTAAACACATCAAGCACAGATGTTGATGAAACAGGACTTTTAGGAAGAATTAATTTTTCAGCACCTGACGAATTTGCAGGAAGTGATGCAAACCTATTAGCTGCTTCTATTGTAGCAAAAGCAACTGCAGATTTTACATCAACATCTAATAAAACAGATATGATATTTGAATTAGGAGTATCAGAAACTGCATCAGAAAAATTTAGAATAGTAAGTGATGGTAAAATTAAGATTGGTGGTTCATACACTTTACCTTCATCAGATGGTAGTGCGAATCAAATATTAAAAACCAATGGTAGTGGAACAGTATCTTTCGCAGATGAAAGTACAGGTGTATCTTTTAATGGTTCTACTGCTAATGGATTATTGACTTATGGTAGTAGTACCACAGCAGATGTAGAAACAGATTTAGTATATACTGCAACTGGATTAGGTATAGGAACTCAATCACCTGGTGCATTATTAGATGTCAATGGAACTGGACATATTAGAACAGCAGTATTTTCAGATGCTTTTAAACCATATTCAACCACATTAGCTACTTATGGTAGTTCAAGTACAGACCATTATTTTGTGGCAAATGTCGGTATAGGTGGGAATACACCACAATCAAGGTTAATGGTAGTAACTTCTGCTGAATCATCAATACCAAGTGCAGGTGCAGATTCTGCATTCTTTACTATTGGTAATGAATCAGGTGGCACAGCACAATTTGGTACAATGATGGGTACTCTTGGAAGTGGTAATGGCTATATACAACAACAAAGATTTGATGGAAATGCAACTACCTACAATTTATTATTACAGCCTAATGGTGGTAATGTCGGTATAGGAACTAACTCACCTGAATCAAAGCTAAACATTGTAGACTCAGGAGAAACTATAATTAAACTATATGCTTCAACTGCTTCAACTCGTTCAGGTATTTGGTTTACCAATGGAAGTTACTCTTATGGAACAAACATTGGTACTGACAATAAGTTTCATATTACAGGAAATATAAATTCTGAAGCAGAACTTGTTACAGTAGACTCATCAGGTAATGTCGGTATAGGAACTACATTACCTGCAAGTAAATTAGACTTAGGTGGAAGTACATCAGGACAAAGATTAACATTTTCAAATACAGGTGTTAATACAACTAATGGTGCAAGAACACAAGCTGAAATAGGATATAAAACAGGTTCTTATGGTGGTGCAGCAGTTATAAAGATTTTAACTGAAACTCAATATGATGATAGTATGGCATTAGCTTTTCATACAGGAACATCTGCTGCTGAAACTATGAGAATAGATAGTTCTCAAAATGTCGGTATAGGAACTACATCACCAAGTTATAAGTTAGATGTTAATAGAGCAGATGCAGGTATTATAGCACAATTCCAATATGGTTCTGATACTGATGGTAGAATCCTAATTTATGCAGATGGAAATGCAGGTTCAATAGGAAACGATAGTGGATTAGCAGGAGAAACAATTTATTTCCAAGATGATTTAGGTATGAGATTTTATACTCATGGTTCTGAAGCAATGAGAATTGATACA